TCACCCTGCAGGTCCACCACCGGCTGACCGTCGACCTCGACCACGCTGGCCCAGCCGAACACCTGCTGCTTGTCCGCGTCGGCCTTGGCGAAGTCACCCTCCCAGACCACGTCGATCTCGGTGTCGGCCTTCTCGACCTTGTTGGTGGTGGTGATCTTGTCCGGGAGCTTCTTCAGCGCTCCTGCGCCCTTCTTGGTGTACTCCAACCCCTTCTTCTGGACCTTGGGGTTGGTGAGCATCGCCCGGGTCACACTGCCCTTGGTCGGCGGCTCCTTGACGTTGTTCAGCAGCATGTCGGTGGCGCTCTTGCTCACCGGCTTCAGGTTGCCCTTCTTCTTCGTGTCCCCGTGCAGGATCTTGGTGGCCATCAGCTCACCACCCAGTCCACCAACCTCCAGCGGAACCAGCGCGGAGGCGAACTTCTTCTCGCCCACTGCGGTCTTCAGAGCAGCTCGCCGAGCACCAGGAGCGTGGAACCCGAACGCGGCCTTCTGCGCACCGCGCGCGACCCGGTAGGCACCCCCGGTCTCCTTGGCGGCTAGGCCCAGACCAGCTGCGCCGGCGGTCGCACCGACCGCGCTCAGGCCAGCGGTGATCGCTCGCTTCTTCTTGTCGTGAGTCGCCAGATCGGACTGCACCGGGCTGATCTTGGAGACGAGCTCATCTCCCCCGCCACCGAACAGCAGGTCAGCCACCTCACGGAACGTCTCGTCCGTGGCCAGCAGCTTGCGGATGTCGCTCATGTCTCCATCGTCCTCACGTGCGCTAGTCGAAGAAGGGTGAAGGCTGCTCGACCTCCTCCACCTCTGGCTCCAAGTGGAAGATCTGCAGGGACAGGTCACCGTACTGGGCCCACTCCGCCGGCAGCGGCTCAGCGTTGTAGTTGCCCGAGGTCACCCAGGTCTCCTTACCGGCCTTGCTGCCATGCGTGACCTGGGTGGTGGTTCCCAGATCGGAGTCGTGGCCCTCGTCCAGACGGAGGATCTTGTAGTCGAAGTCGTCGTCGGTGATGTTCATCCGCTCCGCCAGCTCGGAGTACTTCATCTGCTGAGGATGGTCCGCGTTGGAGTAGTTGCTCTTCCACATGACCGTGGCCTCGGGATCGCCACCGTTCCAGTCCGAGTCCAGCATCCGTCCCTGGTAGGCCTTCCAGGCGATCACATTGAGGATGTCGTCGTCGCTGACCACCGCGTGCCACCGGTTCCCTGGCGTTGGGTCCCAGGTCAGCTGCTCATCCTCGCCGTAGATCACGGTCTCGTAGACCGCGCTGATCGACTCCTCGAACCGCTCGTAGGCACTTCGTCTGACCTCGTCCAGGTCCGGGCTGAACTGCACGTCGTGGTTCAGCGCGTACTTGTTGCGGTAGACATCGACGTCAGTGGGATCGACCACCGCGTAGACCGGGTACCGGTGCCCAGCGTCGTCCTGGATCTTGATCGTGGCCTTGGTGTAGGTCTTCAGCGGGCGCGGAGTCGCTGGCCGCTGTGCATCCGCCAGGATGGCCCGGGTCAGCTTGGTCTCCATCGCCACCCGCATCTGTGGTGTGACCCTCAGCGCGACCTTCTGCTTGACCTCCTCAGGAGTGAGCATGACCTTGCCCTGGGCCATGCCAGTCCGCATCGAGACCTTGGGCTCGCCCATCTTGACCCCACCACTGGCCATGCTCACGTTCCCAGCCATGCTGACCTGACCAGCCATCTTGACCTTGGCGGGCTTGCTCGCCATCGAGACTCGCTCGGTGGTCAGGCTGACTCGCTCCGGCTCCTCCTTCGCTTCATCCCGTAGCTCCTGGAGCTGCTCGAAGATCGTGCTCTCGGGCTGAGCGATCACGTCCGGCTCACGGTCCTTCTCTGCCACTCGGGAGAACCGACCGGGGTTCTTCGGGTCACCCCCGCGCGGGTGCTCCTTGGGGTCCCAGTCGTCCGCTGCCTTGGAGAACCGGTTCTCGATCAGCCGGACCACGCACCGGCAGTTCGGGTGCAGGCCAGGCGTCCAGAACTCCCCGACGTGAGTCCTGAACCGGTCGTTGACCCCGATCTTCTGACCGTGCAGTGGACCGCACACCGGGCAGACCCGCTCGTCCTTCGCGGTGATCCACATCTTCTGAGCCTTGGGCGAGAGCTGGCCCTTGTCTTGCATCCACATCCAGGCGAACTGCTTCGCCTGCTCGTCGATGTTGTGCTCCTCCTGGCGAGCCAGCTTCCTGACCCGAGTGGTGAAGGACTTGTCGATGTACGCCCGCGCGCGTGCCTTCACGTCGAACCAGGCTGGTGAGTCGACTGGCACAGCGAACTGCTTGTTCGAGGTGAACCCACGCATCTGCCGCGGGGTCAGCCCGTAGGCGTCCAGCACCTTGTCCGCAGCAGCCTTGGCCGGCACCCGGCGGTTGACCATGGTGTTGAAGCCATCAGCCAGAGCATCCCGCGAGGAGCCATGGAAGTAGTCCCCGATCTTCTCCGCGTGCTTGTCGGCCAGGTCGTAGATGACACTCATCGGGACGTCACCAGCCCCAGCCGCCCGGTACGCCCGGATGTAGGCGTCCGCCATGATCGGAGCGGAGATCTTCCGGTACCGCCAGAACACCAGCTGCCAGGCCACGTCAGCAGCCCTCAGCAGCGAGGCCTCAGTGGGCTCGACCAACCCCCGGACCTCGGTCTTCATCTCCTCGATCATCCGCAGCCGAGCCGCCATCAGGGCAGCCTCGATCGCGTCCGAGGGAGACCCGAGGAACTCCCCAGCCTTGGGGAGATCCCGGGGTCGCAGATCAGTCGGGTTGAAGTGGAGCTCTACGGTCGGGTTGCTCACGAGTTACCAGGCAGCCGCCTGTGCGCGGACTCGTAGACCGCCCACTCCCGTGGCCGCTGGCGCTTGAACGCATCCAGATCACCACTGGTGGTCAACAGCCCAGCATCAGCCTGCGCCCGCAGGTCGTCGGCCAGGTCGTGGATCACCTTCAGCTCGGTCTTGTCCGCGTCCGGGTCCTTGCCCAGGTAGGCAGCGTCGATCTTCATCTGATCGGCCTGCTTCGAGGCCTGGGAGGTCGGCGCTGCACTCGCTGGCGGAGTCGGGTTGTTGATCGTCAGCGATCGGTTCGCCGGGGACTGCGACCGACGAGCAGACCGCTGGTCCTCAGAGAGATTGGCCAGCAGCGCCCGGGTCTTCTGGATGTACTCCATTCGGTCAGTGATCTTGTCCGCGTCGCGCATGATCCCGCCACCGAGTCCAGGGCTGGTGGTGTCCACGTTGAGCCGCTCCAGGTCGGAGCTGTTCAGCGCGATTCCGGGGCTGTCAGTGAGCAGCTCCTGCATGTTGGCCAGGGTCCGGTGCTCGCTCTCCAGCTCGGAGTCAGTGAGGTGGCTGAGCGGGATCCCATGCACCACGCTCGCGCGCGAGGAGGAGTCCACCTTGTCCAGCTCCTTGGTCACCTTCTGCTCGTTCGCCCCAGGTCGGTAGGCCGGGCCCTCGAAGGTGGGCGGCTGCGGGGTCCACAGTGCAGCCGTCGAGCGGTCGAAGGGCTTCCGGTCTCGGAACCCAGTGGCCGACTGGTACTCACGTAGCATCCGGTCCGCGTTGACCGGACCGATCGCAGTCCGCACGTTGGGGTCGTTCAGGTACGAGTCCACGAACTGCTTGAACCTGGCCTGCTTGGTCGGGTCCTTCATCTCCGCTGGGGTGTAGGCCAGCTGCTCGGCGAACCCCTTCTGGTCCTCCAGGTTCAGGGTCCGCTTGGCGCTCTCCTGGACCTTGGTCCCGACCTCGGTGGCCTTGTACTCCAGGGCCTGCACCGCGGCCTTCTCCGCGCGCGCCTCGTGCACCTCTCGGACCGAGGAGCCACCGCCACCACTGGGCTGGTCCGGAGTGAGGTCGAGTGGCTTCAGCCGACCGCCGCGTGCGCCCTGGTAGTCGGCCTCAGCAGCGGAGTACTTCCCGCCCTTGCCGGCGAACTGGGAACGAGTGTGGGCACCGAACAGCCCAGCCGCAGCCGCGGTCGGACGGTTCCGGCCAGGCTCGACGTAGCCCCGGTCCAGGGTGGTGTCGATCTTCTTCTCCGCGTCCCGAGGAGGCGTCCAGCGCGGCTTGGAGATGTAGTACGGGAACTGCTCCTGGAGAGCGTCCAGGGCAGCCTTGTACCCGGCGCTGTTCAGCCGGAACTTGGTCTCCTTCTGGTCCATCAGGTCGTCCATCACCTGGGCCCGGATCTTGGCCCGCTCCGGCTCCGAGGCACCAGCAGCCCGCGCGTTGATGATCAGCTCAGCGCGCTTCTCGTCCTGCTCGGTGATGTACGGGTTCTCCTTGAACTCGTCGACCCGCTCCTTGATCGCGTCCTGGATGTCAGAGCGACGCCAGCCGGGCCCGCTCATCTCCTCCTTGACCTCGTTCTCGATCTGGAGCCGCATCTCCGGGTCGATGTCGATCCGGTCCACCTGCTGGCTCTGGACCGCGTCCAGGAGCTGCTCGTAGCGCCGGGTCATCCGACGCGCCTTGTCGCTGTGCCGGCGTCCACCACGGAAGTCCGGCTCGAAGGTCATCGTGTAGGTGCCCGAGCGAGAGGTCACTGTGACCTGGCGCGCACCCGAGATCAGCCCGGTGTAGATGTCCTCGGAGGTGAGTCCACCCACCGAGCGGGTCCGGATGTACTCCCCGCCCTTCAGCCCCTTCAGGTGCTTCAGGTTGAACGGGAGGTAGTGGTCGTCGCCGTAGCCCACTGCCTGAGCGACCAGCTGACCCTCGGAGTTGATGATCACGCCCTCGGACGGAGGAGTGTTCCCAGCAGCCAGCTGCAGGTCGTACAGGCTCTTCTGGGGCATCTTCGCGCGCAGGTGGTCCACCACTGCCCGACGACCCAGCTCACGCTCGTCCCAGGTCGGACCGCGGTTCTCCCGCTCCGCACGCGCCAGGGCCATCTGGTGCGCAGTCGGCTGAGCGCCCGGCTTCCCGGCCCGACGAGGCTCCCGGACTCCGTGCTCCAGTTCGGTGGTGGGGCTGTACATCTTGGCCTGGTTCACACCCTGCCCGTACGCGCGCACCATCGCCCGCTCGGGGGTCTTCTCGGTGCCCCGGTACCGGTAGGCGGTCTTCCGTGAGGTGGGGCCGAGCACCTTCTCCGCCTCAGGACCGGCCTGGCCCACGATCTCCGCGACCTTGCCGGCCAGCTGGACCTTGGATCCAGGCGGGCCCACAGCACCCAGGAACGTCCCTGCCGCAGCAGTCCGACCGTAGAGCTTGGCGTTGGTGTTCCTGTCTTCTCCAGACGACAACCACTGCTCAGCGAAGGTTCCAGCATTCCGCCCAGCTGCGTTCGTGGACGCGACACTCTGCGGGGACATCGAGCCACCCATCGCGGTGGCCAGCCCGAAGGCAGCTCCACCAGCGGTCAGCGTCTCGGGCTTCGCGATCGCACCCATCAGCCGGGTGTCCGGGTCAGCCAGCAGGTCCTTGGGCGGGGTGCGCCCCGTGTGCACCTGAGACCAGGTCTCCCCAGTCTTCTTGTCCTTGAACTGCAGGAGCACCTGCTGGTTCCCGCTCCCGCCGGCGGACTGAGAGACCGAGCCCAGGAAGTCCGAGAGCTGCCGGTACTCGTCCTGGAACCGGATCCGGTCCTCCTCGTGGAGGTCCTTGTCCCCGACCTTCTTCGGGGTCTCGGTGCCCAGGATGGCCTGCGCCATCTTCGGCTTCAGCTCCTGGGTCTGCCGCTCGGTGACCTTCATCTGGAAGCGGCCAGTGGTGGGGTCACGACGGAAGTCGGACTCCTTGAAGTGGTAGCCGTGCTCGTAGGGGTTCTTCACCTTGGAGATGGCACCGTCGAACATCGCCAGCGCCTGGGCGTAGGCGACTGCCTGCTCGTCGTCCATGCCCTTGGCAACCAGCCGGAGGTGAGCCTGCTTCACGTTCGCCAGCTGCTTGGAGATCACCTCGTCCAGGTGCCGCTGCAGGGTGCCGAGGTTCTTCTCGATGTCGGTCTCGAACAGCTCTCCGACCAGGATCACCGAGTACATCTCGGCGGTGTCGTCGTCCATCTTCATGATCAGGTCGAAGGTCTTCTGCGCGGCCTCCTGGTTGAAGGTGGGGTCGTCGGAGACCGGGAGCAGCATCTTCTTGACGGCCCCCTTCTTCTTCCGCCGGTGCGCCCGCTCGATGTCCTGCACGCGCGGGAACTGGTTGGCCAGGCCACCGGCGACCGTGCCGGCCACGACCGGCTTCAGCCAGCCCTCCGTCTTCACCGACATCTTGGACACCTTCTTCTCCTCGGCCTCCCAGCGCTGAGCGATCTTCGGGTGCTTGGCGTGCAGGTACCGGCGCTGTGCCACGCTCTTGAACGGCATCTCAGCGTCCCTTCTTCGGCGGAGGCTTCTTCGCCGTCTTCTTCGCAGGTGAAGCGGTCTTCGCGGTCTTCTTCGCAGCCAGCGCGTTGGCCGGCTTCTGGGCCTTCATCTGCTGGAGCTTCAGCTTGGTGTTGGTGGCAGCCGAGCGGTCCTTGACCCGGATCTGCTCCTTGGTGCGCTTGTGCTCGCGGTTCGCCATCGTGTCGGAGAGCCGCATCTTCTCCTTCTCGCGCGAGTGCGCGCTCTGCGCAGTCTTCTCCGCCAGCATCATCTTCTCCTTCTCGCGCTGATGCTGCGGTCCAGCGTTCGGGTCCTCAGGCGGCGGCTGGTTGGTGGCCTCGGCCTGCATCTGAGCCTGCTGGGCCTGAGCGTCTGCCGTAGCCGGGTGCGGGGTCTCGGAGTGCATCTGGGCCTGCTCCGGGGTCATCCCCTGCGCCGTCATCTCGGCCTTCTGCTGCAGACCGAGCAGCTCCATCTGGCCCGAGCCGTACTCCATGGCCTGCTGCTGCTCCAGCATGATCCGCTTGTAGTCCACGTCCTCGTCGGTCATCTCGGGCAGGCGGGCGATCTCGCGGATGTACTTCTCCAGCTCCGGGTCCGGGAACCACTGCATGCCCGCGCCGGCGGTCGAGGAGATGAAGGCAGCCAGCTGGTCCAGAGCCGGCGGGTCCACGTTGGTGGGCTCGAACCTGGGCAGCTCGTCCAGCTTCCAGCCGTTCACCGCGAACAGCCGAGGCACGGCGTACCGGTTCAGGGTGTCGGCGATGGTCTTGGTGATCGCGTTCAGAGCGGCCCGGAAGATGCCGGTCTTGTCGGTGTGCAGTGAGTAGGAACCGGTGTCCTCGTGCCCGACCAGGATGAAGTCCGCCAGCACGCTCATCAGGATCCGCTGCTCGTAGCGGTTGATGATCCCGTTGGTGTCGAACTGCCGGGTGCCTCCCGAGCTCATCAGCTCGAAGTCGAAGAGGGGCTGCTTGGTGTCCGGGTCGTACTGGGTCGGCAGCACCAGGCCCTCGTTCTCGTCACGCCTGACCCCGCGGACCATCTTCTTGAAGGCGTCCACGGTCTTCGCCTGAGGCGTGCCCTTGGCCGCCGTCAGGTAGTCCGCGGGGACCCTTCCTACAGGCATGCCCGCCAAGTCTCGCTCAACGCCGATCGCCTCGAACTCCTCCAGGCGCTTCTTGAAGTACCAGGAGCGGTAGCTGCTCCGGAGCAGGGACATGCCCTCGGGGTTGCCCTTGGCGATGGAGGTGCGGAACAGGATGCTCTTCTCGATCGGCAGCACCGTGGTCTGGTACCGAGGCGGGGCCATCTGCACCATCGCCCGGATCCCACCGGTCTCGTCGAAGGACCAGCGCATCAGGGTCTCCTGCGCGCGGATCGGGATCTTCCGCCAGCCGATCTTCCCGTCCGTGTACTTCGAGCGCTTCCGGGGGTCCTTCTCCCAG